TTTGAAGAATCCAAAGGTTGAATGCGCTCGTAATACAAGATTTCAAACGTATAGTTTGTAGCAGGAGTAGGAGCCACCAACCAATGGGTATAGTCGTAATCCGCAAAGTATGCGGGAATACCAGTCTTGGTCGCATCGGGCCAATACTCACGAAGGTACTCATATTTTCGTAACAACACGGGTTGCCTTGCACCAGCCACTGAAATGTTGAACGAAACTGTTTTATGCCAACGAGCAGGCTTGTCAATAACCGCTTGGTTGGAAACCATTGTGGATTCTTGAACGGTTAAGTTTCCAAGAAATTTAATCTGTGCGGCAATGATTTGCTCTGCCAACATAATGAAAAGAGGAATTTTTTCAAGAGTCGCCGTATCCGTCCTGTTTAAATAGGACTGAATGTTCTCCACGAGGGAGTCATAGGTCATTACCGATGCGGTTGTCATGCCTTACCCCACATTTCGTTCAAAGTGAGGACAATCCACTAAAGACTTAAAGTTTCCACCCCAACGGTTTTTAGGGTTTAAAGTCTCCCAGTAAGCACCCAATGGCGCAAGAATGCCCTTGTCCCATATTATCTGCCCTTCCTTGAAGAAATTCAAGTCTATGGCGCACCTTTTGAGGTGTATAGAATTAAGGGTTTTGGAGCGCCCTGTTTTTACATAAATGGCTTGCTGTTCTGGGGTACGAGCCAATTCACCACCAGTGACCACAAAACCCTGTTCTGTAGCGTATTTAATAAGGGCGCAGGCATCCAAAAGAAAAGCGGCTTGTTCTTGGTTTAGACTCATTTGCCTTTCCTCATTTCTGCAAGTTTTTCAATAGTTCTGCCGCCAAAGTAAGCTCCCATAATCAACATTCCCCATTGTCCCAACAGATTGACATAGGCTTCATTGGCATTCAATCCAAAGGCTGACATCATAGAAAACAAAAAATAACCTGTAAAAATGGCTACAAGGCTCATAGGGCGAATGTTTTTGGACAGCCAAGAGTCTGATGCCATATCAGCCTCCCACCGAGTAGAAATATTATTTTCTTCATTGGCTTGAGCGGCTAGTAAGGCTTTAAGTTCTTCTTGCTCTAAACGAGCTTTTTCAATCCCAAGTTCAAGCAATCGCTCTTCATGGTCATATTGCAGTTGACGAAGTTTGCTTACCTCTTCAGGGCTTGGATTGTCGGAAATCTTTACGCCAAGGGTACTTTCAACAACTTCTTTGCCTTTTGCTTGGATTGCAGATGACAAAAGTCCTAAACCATTTTCAGCCAACGTGCCTAGTAATGATGCAATTATTGGAATCATTTTTTGTTTTTTCCTTCAATAGAATATTTAGACTTTTGGTAATCCCAGTGAACCCAATACATCAAACCAATAAATTCAACGACCCAAATAAGAATTGCAATGAAGACAAGAACTCGGACTTGATACTTTTCAATGAGTTTCCTCCTTTTGTATAAAGCCAATTGAGCGGCTTTTTTGCTTCACGCTCAACGGCCTCCTGCTCCTTTCTGAGCCTTGCCCTCTCCACTTCAAATTCACTCCAAATACCACCCCAATTGGGGGTTTGGTAAATCATAAATTCACGAAGCTCTTTTTCCTGTTCTGCTAGTTGCCTAACGCGCATGATGTTGTCAAAAGCAATTTTGTTAAGACTTTGTCCTTTAGGTGGAGGTTTTTTCTTTGCTTCTTCAGTTGCAATTTCTAAAGAATCTTTAGCCTCAAGAAAAGCACCAATGTGTGTGGTTACTTCACTTGTTATTTGAGTAACATCAGCCACAACAGACTTTGCTTGTTTGTAAAGGTCAACACATTTACGAACCCCAGCAATTGCGGCTTGAGCCATTGCAAATGCTGATATTGGGTCAATCATTACTTTTTCGCTTTCTCTCGTTCTTCAAGCAATTGGACTTTGACTTGAAGTTGGTGGATGTCCTTGTAGATTTCTTCTTTCAAAATGTGCCGACGCTCGGCAGAAATTGGGGAATCAGTTGGGATACCTTCTTTGGTAATCAGCGCAGGCATGGAGCCTTCAATTTTGGTCAATCGGGTAGAAAAGTCATTGACCTGACCCAATAGCCAAGCCAGCGACATCACCACGATAGGGATGATTGCTTTGAGCGCATCTGACCAATTCATAGTCCAAGCAACTTTTTAACAAACTCAGCCGCCACACCGGGGCCGAGCAACACCGCCGCGATGACTACATACAAAAGGTACTCAATCTTGGTCATGCGTTTGGAACCGTCGTCAAATCTGGCTTGGATGCCCTCATAACGCTGGGCGCAAATAGCCTCGTGAACGCTCAAACGCTTGTCCGTTTCATTGGCAAGTTCGTGAACATCGTCCATTATTCAGCCGCTTTCTGTACCTCAGTAGGAATTGATTGTTCTCTAAATTCGGTTTGAATGGCATCAATCAATGTGAACACTTCTTGGTATGGGCGTGTACCCAAGTACCCAAGAATTTGATTGACTGTTTTTTCTGATAGTTTGATATTCACAATTAACTCCACTTGATAATTACAATACCCGAACCACCGTTACCTGCGGGATAAAGTTGTTTACCTTGCATATCTGATCCGCCACCTCCGCCCCCAGTATTGGGAGCGCCTGACGTTGCTCCAGTTGATCCACCTACTCCGCCTGTTCCGCCTCCACCTGTTCCACCTGCTCCAGCCGTACCAGAATCAGTTCCGCCACCACCACCACCTGCGTAATAAGTTGAAGTTCCGCTTAATGAAGAAGTAAGACCAATGCCCCCTGCGCCTCCACCAGAACCAGAGCCAGCAGTTCCTACAGCACCTGCACCGCCGCCACCACCACCGGGATAAGGGCTTGATCCAGATCCAACAGCACCATTATTACCTTGACCGCTTGTTCCTGCGCCAGCACTACCTTGATATGCCGCACCGCCACCAGAACCACCAGCGCCTCCGTTTACAAATGCAGGGGTATTGTCGTAATAACCACCATACCCACCACCAGTTGCGGTAACACTTACTCCAGTACCCGTAATACTTGAATTCTGTCCTTGTAAAGGTGCGGCACTAGTGGTACTAGCTTGACTGCCATTGGTTCCGCCTGTTCCTCCAGCGCCAACAACAATTGAATACTGTGCTCCTGCTGTAACAGATACACCAGACGCAGTTAAAAATCCACCTGCGCCGCCTCCACCATTGCCAGAAGCACCATAATATGCTCCACCTCCTCCACCGCCTCCAGCAACTACCAAATATTGAATAGAAGTAGCCCCCGCAGGAGCAGTCCATGTACCAGAAGAATAAAAAATTGCAGTATTTGGAGGTAAAGAAACCAATTGCGTAGCGGCAGTAGGGGTCAATGTTCCAGACGATGTAAATTTGTGAATAACATAATTTCCAGCATAGGTAACTGTACCACCTGTAAACCATTGTTGTACGCCGGGATAACGAACAACAACTATACCTGACCCCCCTGCTTGACCAGAAAGACTTCCAGAAGAAAATCCGCCGCCGCCGCCCCCTCCAGTATTGGTAGCCCCCGGAGAATTTGTGGGATCACTAGTATTTCTTCCTCCATTACCACCACCTCCAGCCCCACCTATGCCAATTGGATATCCTGATACATATGAAGCACCTCCTCCTCCACCGCCATAAGTTACAACTGATCCAGTAATTGAAGACGCAATTCCAGCGCCTCCATTACCACCAGAAGATTGGCTATTTGAAATTCCCACGGCACTGAGACCAGCAGTACCAGCGCCTCCGCCGCCTCCATTTGTACTTGATGCGGCAACTTGGGTGTAAGAAGTGCCTCCTATATTACCTTGACCTGTTATACCTGAGCCTCCACCTCCTGAAATACCAGAAGTGGCATCGCCGCCGCAACCGCCGCCTCCACCTGAACCACCATTAAGTCCCCTTGCGGAACCGCCAGTATAATAAGCACCACCACCTCCGCCAACGGCAACAAAGTTTCCTGTGGTTGCTCCTGAAGAAGTAGCCAATAAAACAGAATTACCGCCATATCCACCAAAAGTAGCTGAACCACCAGAACCAGCACCACCAACAGTTACATAACAAGTTGTATTTGGATTTATAGATGTAGACCCCGCAAGAACTCCTCCAGCTCCACCGCCACCGCCAGAACCTCCACCGCCTCCAGCAACAATCAAATACTCAATAACAGACGGAGGTTGTCCTGACCAAAAACCAGCTTTAATCGCTTGGTTTACTTGACTTAAAGTCCACATTCCACTGTATTGAGCCATGATGTTTTATACCGTTGGAGTTACAGAAGTTGTTTCTGAAGGAATTACAATTTCAACCCAAGAAATTGTTTCTTCGTTCCATCTAAACATTTTTCCTTCAACTACAGGCATAGGTGTTGGGGGTTCCCACAAATATGTAGTTGCATTTTTTGTCCATGATGGATAAGGTTGTGGAGGCGCAAAACCTACACCATCCCATGTAAAACCAATACCAGCGTAATTTTTGTGAAGTGACGTACCGCCTTGAGTATGTGCTCCACCTTGGGTATTGTATGAAGTCTGAACCCATTCACTAGGATTGCCCCAAGGATGTCCTTCAGTATTAAGTGTTTCCCAATCAATAACGATGACGTTATCAACTACTCCGTTTGTAATGTGTGCGTAATGTGCCATGATTTTCCTTTAAAAAGTGATTGTCCCAGAGGACGTAAAAACATAGATTTGATATCCATTATTGTACAAAACTTGTTGTAGATTTGTGGTTGATGCAGGAGGGGCGCAGTTAGCTGGGTAACGGATAATGACTATGCCTGAACCGCCAGCCTGACCGGGAGTAGTGACAGCAAAACTTCCACAACCACCGCCGCCACCACCACCTGTATTGCCAGAACCGCTTGTTGGTGCAGTTCCACCCCCATTACCTCCACCTCCACCTCCACCAAGACCGCCTTTACTTGCTCCAGTGCTACCACTACCGCCACCGCCATCTCTGCTATTACCACCACCACCGCCAGCATATTGCACAGAAGAACCAGTTATTGTGGAAATAGCGCCAGTACCACCATTGCCACCAATAGTGGTTACAACATAATTACCAGAACCAGTGCCACCAATAGAACCAGCCCCACCACCGCCTCCAGCATAATAATAACCAGCGCCAGCATAATCTCCGTTTCCACCTTTATTTCCTTGTCCTGCTGTTCCCGCTCCACCTTGGGCATAAGATCCGCCACCGCCAGAACCTCCCGTCCCACCATTTTCATATCCACCAGTTGATCCGCCACCGTATCCACCGCCAGAAGCAGTTATTGAGCCAAAAACAGAATTAGATCCAACCGACCCATTTCCTGCTGAAGCACCTCCCCCCGCTCCTCCAGCGCCAATAGTTATAGTGATTGCTGATCCTGACGTTATGGGATAACCAGATGCAGTTAAAAAACCACCTGCTCCACCGCCTGCACCTGCAAGACCTCCACCTCCGCCACCGCCCCCACCAGCCACAACTAAATATTCAACCGTGGTTGTAACTCCGCTAGTCAACGGATTAAATGTTGCTGAGAGATAACCGCCTAATAAAGATT